GGAACTAAAGTGTCCTATCTCCCGGTCTTTCTCAGAAGATACACCTGTGCCAGATGCATACTATCATCAGATGCAACTTCAAATGGAATGTACTGGTCTTGTAGAGTGTGATTATGTCGAGATGCAGTTTAAGCTGATGAACTATTCTGAATGGTCGACAACTGAAGCAGAGTTTAAGTCTTGCTTTGCAGTTTCTGATTCTGGTCAAGTTCTATACCGGCAGATTACTGATACACAAACAGTTCATGAGTGGCAGATGGCTGTTCTTGGAAATCCAATGGATTGGCAGATTCTATATTGGATTCTGGTAAAGAAGCGCCAGAAGCTAACTCTAAAAGACCCGGATTGGATGCCAATGCACTTTCCGGAAATGAAGGCAACGTGGGATGAGATTGTTCAGCATCGTGAGGCTGGAACACTTCCCGCTGTAAAAGAGAAACCCATTTTAGTACTGTAGAGTTAAATTAACAAAATGAAGCTAGGTCTGTGCATGATTGTAAAGGATGAGAGCCACATTATTCATGAAGTACTTCAGGCAACGCTTCCTCTGATTGATACATACTGCATTCTAGATACTGGTTCAACTGATAACACTGTTCAGATTATCAAAGATTTTTACGCAAAGACAGAAATTACCGGGGAAGTTGTTTTGAGTGATTGGAAAGGATTTGATAAGTCTCGTACAGAAGCTCTTCGGTTGTGTGATGGTAAGATGGACTATATCTTGATGATTGATGCAGATGACTTGATGGTATTTCCTGTTGACTGTAAGGCATTCTTGCATAAGGTTCTTGATGAGCACAAGCCCAACGGAGCAATTATTCAGATTAAACGTGGAAATATTGATTATGTCCGGACTCAAATTTTTAAGGCAGAAGACAACTGGAGATATGTAGGAGTACTACATGAGTATCCTACCAACGATAAGAAAGATAACAAGATGATTAAGCTTCCGCCGGAAGTTTATATGATTGGTCGCACAATTGGTAACAGGTCAAAGCAGGAAGGAAATAAGTATCTCAGAGATGCCAAGATTCTTCTTGCTGAGGTTGAGAAGGAGCCGGAGAATGACCGTTATGTGTTCTATCTTGCACAGTCATATCGTGATGGAGGAAACATTCCTGAGGCAATTAAGTGGTATAAGCGCCGTGTTGAGATGGGTAAGTGGAAAGAAGAACAGTGTGTTAGTGCTATGAACCTTGCCCGGCTTCTACAGGATAAAGACTGGGCATGGCGTGCGCATGAGTTCAATCCTAAACGCAATGAGTCGCTTGTATGGTATGCTTCATATTGTCGTACGAAGAATCTGTTCACTCATGACCTGCTTGCCATGATTATGTATGCAACAACTATTCAAAAACCTACAGAGAATGTTCTGTTTGTAGAGAATGACATGTACGATTGGCGCATGTGGGATGAGCTAGCAGTTATTGCTTATCATATGGGTCGCAAGGATATTGCAAAGCAGGCTGGTGCTCGCCTTCTGCATGAGAACCGATTTCCTCAGGAACAGCGTAGTCGTATTGAAAATAATATGAAGGCCTCTCTCAGTTAAGGAATGTATGAATTAAATTGATTTACCCGGAAAGGAGACTCTACGCCCTGAATAGGAGGAGCATCAAACCTTCCATCTGGCCGCACAAAATTAGTCTCCTGTCTGTATGATGAAACAGACCCCGCTTGAGTCTTTTCTACATTTCTTTGGTCAAGAAACTCCGGAACAAAGTGTTGTCTGCTAAAATAGGTCATTGCACAGTATATGATTATTACTGCAACTGTTAGTGATAACCATACTGGAACGTTATGATGCCAACTCATTTATATGTTTAAAACGGAAAGAGTTTTCATCTATATCAACAAGGGTAACAAATGGAGGAACGAGCTATCGAGACACTAAAGCGCATTCTAGTAGTTCGCAATATTAAGACCGATACTGTAGACTCACTTGGGTCTGCGATTGATGAAACGCGAATGTTCAATATTGGCGGAGTTCTTGTAATCTTCAGCGAGAAGGGGAGAATGACTGAGAACATTCTTCAGTCATACATGACGTTTGCAGAAGACAATAACTACAAGCACGGAACAATTGTTGTATCTCTGGTTGAGCCATCAGAGAATGTTCTGGCCTTTGTCCGGGACCACAACAATGACCTGAAGAATCCTCTGTTCCAAATCTTTGAGATTCGTCGTCTGCAGTATGATATTACAACGCATCGTAGAATGGCGCCACACAGGATTATTAGCAAGGATGAGTTGGCTGTGCTTGAGAAGAAGTATAATATTACCAATCCTAAGAAGCAACTTCCTTGGATTGATTCGGAGGACCCGGGAGCAAAGTGGATTGGTGCTCGGTCTGGTGATGTAATTGAAATTCAGCGATTCTCCGAGTCGGCTGGAAACAGTACATACCACCGATATTGCACCGGCAATGTTCTTCAAACCTAAACATAAATGGAAGCAACATTCGACTCTGCTAAAAATCAATATAAGATGAACTATGTTCAACATTTTTTAACGAAAGAACCCAAGTACAAGACCGCATATGAGACTGCTCAGAAAACTATGGATGATGTATTGTCTAAGGCTCCTCCTCCACGTGAGCCTGAAAAGCTGAAGCCTATAAAGGAGGCGTCAGTTGCCCGTCGTCTCCGGGAAAGCTCTCCGGCGAGTATCCCATCTCAGACGTGGAAGTACTGGACACTGACTCCACTACTGCTTGTGTCATTTGCGTTATCGATGTTCTAAAGATGAGCAGTAAAACAACCGCAATCAAACCCAGAAATATACCAAGATATATATTGAAACTTTTATGCAGTATAGATAGTTCTTCTTCTTGCTTATTTAAGACACTCTTAAGAGCCTTAGCCTTGTCAGAAGCCTTTTCAATTGCCTCAAATTCTTTTTGATACCGGATGATATCAGCAGTTAATTCTGATATCAAAGCAGGGTCAAACTTTCCCTTAGAACTTTGTAAAAATTCCCGGACATGTTGGGCTAGTTCAGAGTTGATGCTCAATACTTGTTTCACTAACTCTGCTTGTTTGGCAGAATCGGTTTCATATACCGCCTGCGTTAATCTGCTAGTGTATTGTGTTTTTAGTTGGGTGTATTCTTTTTGGAAAGCATCCAATTCTCTCGCCCTGTCTTTTTGGTATTGGTTGATATCCATTACTTTTTATAACGGTATAATAAATGTCTAACGTTGATTCATCTGGAGGTATTGGAGGACGCGTAGGCCGGTCGATGGACTATTCACAGTTATTGGAGATTCGTCGTAAGTATGTTGGAGTGAACCATATGACTCAGGCTAACCCTAGCAATACTCCTACTATAAAACCTTATTTTAACCAGGATAAGAAGTTGCGTGAACCTGGAAGCAATGGAGCTGTAGACTTCTATTTCACTCGTGGCCTGTATCCTCTTTTTGGACGGGTTGGAACATCAAAGTAAAAGCAAACTATAGAATAATATGGAATACGATAGCCTAACCGACCAAATAAATAACACGTTATCCTCTGGTATTTCAAAGGAAACATCATGGGAAGCCGTACCCGGAGGTTTGGATAAGGTTTCAGCCTCTGCTATGGGATTTGCTTGGGGAATGGGTGGAGGTCGTGTATGGGTATGTCAACTACCATGCGCAGGAAACTGGAAACAAGTTGATGTTCCGATAACCTCGTCTCTTCGGGATATTGTAACCGATGACACACATGTTTATGTTCTTTTTCAGGACAAGCTGGCTATGAAGTTAGCTAACAATACTGATGAATGGGTTGTTGTTCAGGTACCAGATGATATCTCTAAAATTATCAGTACAGCATCTTACATCTGGGGGCAAGGTGGAACTCAAAAGTACAAGCTACCTAAACCAGGTATGACAGGAAACTGGATTCCTGTCAAAGATGACCTAAATGTTAAGGTTACTTCTGCTAGTTCCGGGCATCTATATGGTGTGGGTTCAAATGGTGAAGCTATGATGACAGATGAAGCTATGCAAACATCATGGGCTACAATTCCGGAATTTGGGGGGAAGTATACAGCTATTTATGGAGAAGCAGACCAGACAGCGCTGTTTGGAATTGACTCAGAGAATAGCCTTAAGAGATGTCTGAATGGTAAGTGTCAAGGAGTAGACACGCAAGGATATACTCCTCAGAACATCACTATTGAACCAACTACCAAGCAGATGTGGATGACTACAACAACATCAGGCAAATCTGGAAATATTTTCAACCAACCACTGACATTTGATTATACTGATATCATAAAGTCTGTTCAGCCAATTGATACAAAACGAGACCAGGCTGTTGAGCAGGTGAAAGTCCAATATGAACAGGCAACATATTCCGGGATGATGTCAAAGCAATTTGCCATGCTTAAAAAGATGGTTGCAACATTGTTTAATATTAAACCGGCATCATCGCATGAAGAAGACCAAAAAGTTCTTCAAGGAGATATTGATAACACAATATATGAACTGAACGTCCTTCGTGATATTCTTCCATTTATTCAAAAATTATTGATAGTTTTAGCACTGACTGTTGTAGTGTATGCAGCAAGTGATTATTTAGGGTCTGCTACACATGTTGTTGCATTAGCTGTCTTGATAGCTGGAACCGTTTTCTTTGCTATAAACAAGTAATGGCAGCCTGTGACGTTCAATGCCACCGGGATAAAGAATTAAAGAGACTCAGTTCGGATGTAGTAAGAGCTATTCCGAACCGGGACAAGGACCCAGAAGCATATGAAAAAGCTCGTACAGCTTATTACACTGTTAAGGAAGGCCAAGGATGGGTTTCTAGAGAGAATGAACGTAAGGCCAATGAAGCAGTGCAACCAATTCTGGATTCGTATCAAGCCAAATTTGATAAGATGAAGGAAGATATGATTTATGCTAATGCAGCTGCTCAAGCAAAACAAGATGCTATGAGTCACCAAGTTGGAGATGAAGATGAGGTCCGATTTATTCATAAAGAAATAATGAAAGAACGCGATGAAGCAAGTGTATATCAACGACTAAATGAGTTAGCCGGTATTCCAGTAGATATCTATGCGTGGCTTCCTTCATTTCTGGATTTGGTGCTAGGCGTAACGATACTGGTCCTTGTCTTTCAAATTTTTGTACAGGGAAAGCTAACTAACATTAAAAACTACTTTACGAATAACAATGGAGTGGTTTGATATTCTTCAGATAGCACTTTTGGTCATACTGTTATACGCAGTAGCAATTTGGTCTTCTGGTCGTGAAGGTTTTGAAGCAGGAGAATCAGTCATGCTTGAAGACCCGGAAAAATATAATGATGCTCTGTATGCTTCTGTTTACAAGGCTTTATGGCACCCAGATAAGGTCTTAGAGTATGAACGAGTTTCTATGCAGGATATAGCATTGGCCGAGAAAGCAAAGACAGATATCAAAGTTCTGGATTTGTGTTGCGGTGTTGCTCCACATGCGTGTTGGTTTAAGAAGTTAGGCGTTGAATATACCGGAGTTGATATTTCCTCTGCTATGTTAGACCAGGCAAGAAAGGATTGTCCATCTGCTAAATTTCAGAAAGGTGATATAACACAGGCAGCTTTATTTTCTCCTAAGTCTCAAAGCCATACCTTACTTCTTGGATTTGCTGCGTATACATTTCCAAATGTAAAGGTAGTTTCTGATAACGCATATATGTGGACACAGCCGGGGGGGATGTTTATAGTACACCTGGTAGAACCGGATAAGTTTGACCCTCTTCTTGACCTAGCATCTCCCTTTGCTGCGTTCTCAGTTCAGAAGTATTCTTATGACCGGCAAATGAAGTCTGAAATTTTCTTTAGTGATTTCAAATATACTGGAACGTTTCATAAGAAAAAGAACGAAGAGGATGCAGCATATGATGAAGTGTTTACATACTTTAATACTGAAACAAGCCCAAATAATATTAAGTACCGGGAACAGAAGCAGAGATTAACAATGCCAAATCTATATAGTATGATTGATACGATTAAGAGTTCTGGATTTCGTATGCAAGATAAAGTTCATTTGATTTCAGCTGGAAAGGAATACCAGTATCTCGTTTATTTTACGAAGTAAACACAAATGGCCCGTCGTACTGTAAGACGAAAGAAGGGCGGAATGTTTAGCTTATGTGCTAGACGAGGAACTTGTAGAAGAGGAGCAAATGCAGCTGTTCGTGCTGTTACTGGATATGCTTTAGTAGATGACTCTGATGAAGAAAGTAATGCTCCCGGAAATGCAGACCAACTTGCAGCTCTAAAAAAGTGGAAGAAAGAATTAGCAGATGCAAAAGCAGCAGAAGCAAGGGCAACAGCAGAAGCAGCAGCAGCAGCAGAAGCGGAAACTGCTATAGCAGAAAGGGCTCACCAAGAAAAACGAGCAGCAGCAGAAAAGGAGGCAAAAGAGGCAAGAGAAGCAGCAGCAGCAGCAAAAGCGGCGGCAGATGCAGCAGCAGCTGAAAGAGAGAGACAAGAATCAGAAGCAAGAAGAGCCCGGGAAGCAGCAGAAGCAGAGGCAGAAGGACATGAACGAGAAGCAGCTAAGTATGAAAGAGAAGAAGAAGCTGCGAGAACAGCATTAGCTAAGGCCGAAGACAAACTAACGAAGGTTGACCCAGATGACAAAGAAGCTCAAGAGCAAGTAATAAAAAGTATAAAAAGAGCAATAATGTCAGCAAAAGGCGAGAAGAAAAGGCATGCAACTGCTGCAGAAGGAATAAGAAAGAAGTCAGAAGGTGGAAGAAGGCGTTCCACCCGGAGACGTAAAACTCGCCGCAGAAGATAATGGATATCTTTGATAGCCGAACAGTTGCCAATTTTCAAAAATTTACATTCTCTGGACATTTGCGTACGCATGTCTATAAAGTGTTAGATGAAAATATCAAGTTGGGTCATGCAGATTATACGTGTTATTGGATTCTGGAATTGATGTGTTCCGGGTTGGTACACTCCTGTTGGAATACTTTATTCTTGAGTTCAGCTCTTCATATCAATCGTGGAGCACCTAATGTGTTTCTGTATTTGGTGCGTATGTATGAGAGATTTGCTCCCTATGAGAGTCAGTATACTCTGATGAATATGACTGATATCCGTAACAATCACGATGCTCGTAGATTATTCTGCGAGGTTGGAGCAACTGTTGCATTGTGTCGTAAATCTAAGTTGCCATCACTTCCGCGGATTAAGCCAGAGCACGACTTTCAACCAGTTGTTATACAAGAGAACTTGAAATCACCATCATCAACCTATGCTAGGTCAATACTAAAAACTGAAGACCCTATGGAATTATACATCCCGGTAAATGAGTTCATGTATTGCTTACGGCCTGAGACTCGTGATTCAATCAGAGCACTATATTGGGCTTCGTGGATTCTTGCATATGCATCAAAGTTCAAAGCAGATAATAAGACGCACTTAGTCTGTGCATATCGGTCAAATAATTATGTAGAAGAAAAGTATCTTCGGTCTCCGGTTTGGATATTATGGTCAGTTATCCACGAAACTGCGCGAACATCTCCTCAATCTGGAACCATAACTCCATATATAGAAGCGCTTTATAAAATGTACTGCCTGCGCTGGGGTCAAGGAGACTTGAAGAAACGTTTACCATTTTTGATAACAGCTGTTTTATTCATCTGTGAATCTACAACGATTGACATCCATTATGCTGTTCCGAATAACATAACTACAGTACAAGATGTTGTGACCAATATACCCCAGTGGATTGGAGCAATCATTCATACTCAGAGAACATTTGCCTAGCTCTGAAAAATGGAAGAGTCTTCAGGTAATCAACGGATTATACAAAATGAAGCTTCTAATCTTTGACACTGAGACTACTGGACTTCCTAAGAGCCGGGAGCAGGCTATTAAGGGACCAAACAATTGGCCACATTTGGTATCGATTGCCTGGACAGTTATTGACTCTAACAATAATTATGCACCATGCGCAGTATCCGAATCACACATTGTGAAGCCGGAGTGGAAGATTCCTGCAGATTCAACTGCTATTCATGGAATCACTCAAGAAATGGCTGAAGCGGATGGACTTCCACTCTCAACTGTAATTCAAAAGTTCCTTGCTGTAGAGCATGATATGCTGATTGCACACAACATTGACTTTGACTATAACGTTCTGGTTAATGCTATTATGTGGGATTTGAAGCTTGGTACGATTCCGGATTTCAAGCGCCGATTCTGTACTATGGAGGCAATGAAGAATATTATGCAGATTCCTTATGCGAATGGTCGGGGGTACAAGCCACCAAAGCTAACCGAACTGTATACATATGTTGTAAAGAAGCCGTTTGATTCTGGGCTCACTCATAGTGCGCAGTATGATACATGGCTTCTAGCAGAGATTGTCAAGAACTCAAAATACCTTCAGACAATGATGGGTTTAACAGATAAAGACGATATCCAACCAAATGCAAGTAAGAAGGCGAGAACTACCCTCATCATATAAAGAAATATCATCCTATACAACAACCCTGCTTTGGTGTTCAGATGGTTGGGTATATGATACAGCACAACAACAAAGACGACAGTTTCTTGTTGCTGGCAATAATATTTTTACTATGAAGGAGGAGAGTACAACGCGGACAGCATATAGTGATGTCCAATATTTGGAGAATATTACCGTTTCATTACTTTCTGCAAGTCCACGAGTATGGACGGAGAAGGGTGATGACTTTGAGCAGTGTTACGAAGAGATTGCGTGAGACAGGACTAACTAGAAAACACTTGATTGAATAAATGCTAGCTTGGGACGTAATTCAAACAGCACTTGCAACAATCTGTATTATGGTTATTATCCAAGTTGTTATCTTTTTTGTAGCACGAGTAATGACTCCTCCTCAGCCTAAGATTATCTACCGGGAAGTGCAGGTCCCCCAAGCTCCGGTACAAGCCCCCACGGTTACTTTCACAGAACCGCCGGTAACAGAAGTAAAGCTACCTGAATATGAACCTCGTCAACAGGCTTCAGACTCTCTACGCCTGGACGCCGAGCTCCCGCCTGGTATCACGGAAACCCGCCCCCCCGGAACCTAATTTTAGTGTTCCTCAAACAGCTGGCATTATGGGCTGGATAGTTCTATCATATGACAACAATGTTCCCGTGTGCTCATGGATTACTGCACGTGAATGTTGTGTACTGAAAGTGTGTTTGGATGAGCGCCTTTTCGGCGATACTATATTCAGGGCGGAGAAGGTAAGAGATACCTATGTTATTTCTGATGTGTTTGTGTATTCTTCTAGGTGTATCTTTAATGAGTCAACGTTCAAACAACGGTACGAATGGACGAAGGAGATTCTTAAGAGATTTTACAGACCGGGACTAGCAGAACTTATTCATAAGTCAGACCTACCTGCAAACACCAAGCTGAGAGGATATGAGGTTTACGATTTCAAAGAAGGGTCTCATGGATGTTTTGTAGAACTGGACCAGACCGAAACAATAGTTCGTACTGAGATTCCGGATGTCTATACAGTTGTTGGGAAGCAAGGGTATGTCCTTGTTCCTAATTTAAAAACGTCCCAATTCCTGCGTTCAAAGGGTTCGGAATTCAAATTGAAGTGTGTTGAAAAAGACGGCAACTGGGAAGTTATTTTGCCGAACTAAAGTAAATATGCCTCGTCGTCACACTAAGAAACGTGGAACTCGTAGACACAAGAAGCAGCGTGGTGGATACTATGGAGCCAGCGGTGCAATTGCTCCTGGTGCCATGGCCTATACGGCTGGCTCAGAGATGGGTCAGTTTGTTGTAGACAAGGGTGGTAACATTGGCAATCTAAATCCCGGAAATGTAATCCAGTATGGCCGTGGTCGTAAGCGGAAGACTCGTGGCCGCAAGACCAAGCGTCGTCAGCGGGGTGGTGGCAAGTATGGAGGCGTCTCTGCTGGTTTTACCGGAACCGGCTCTCGCGGAAGGGCTGATTTTGTAGGTTCAAGTACTCGTAATCCTACCGGAGATGCAGCGCTAGGAGCGTTCAATAACCATGGAGCACAAAGCCTTGCTAATAGCAGCTCATTCAATATTCTCCCTAATAACTAAAGATGACTGATAGTCTATTAGCAGGAATTCTCGCATTAGCCGCATTTGGATATTTATACTCTCGGCGGTATCCCTACGCTTTCATATGGACAATTACAGGATACCTGCTAGCCTACAATTCTGTCTTCAGGTCTTCCCGAGTGATGTCTGTTATTGCCGGTGTTGTTCTAACTCTTCTTATTCTTATGCATCCTCATCGTCTAATTTATGAGGGGTTTGAAAATGAAGAAAAGGAAGAAGAGCCTAGTGAGCCAGAACCTACAGGAAAATCAACTCCTCATGTAGACTTGGGTACAACTATTTTGCATGCGTATCGCAATCTATCTCCTGAGCAGATTGGAGGTATGAAGCGTGATACTAAGGAACTTATGGAACTGCAGAAGGAACTTATGGGAACTTTAGCAGAGATGAAGCCGGCTATTGAACAGGGTGCTCAACTTTTGGGGACGTTTTCTCAGTTTTTCGGGAAGGACGGGGCGCAACCCGCGAGTACTTAATGCGTTCCATCCCATCTGCATAAACAAACACATGTAGGTCAGGGTCGTTAGAAACTATCCACGGACCTCCTAATGACCGGACAGTTGTCTTCCACGTATCAACTTTCTTTTCTATTTCTCGGAGTCGAAACCAATCGACCCAGATTTTATAAGTTTTAAGCAGAGCCATAATGTACATAGGAGACATATCTAGCATACAGAGTTGAATGACAATGTATATTGGGTAAATAATCATATCAAACCAAAGCATAAATGTTTCCAGCATATCAACACACTCAAATCTAGATTTTAAGTCAACATATTCATTTGCTAAAGCAAAGTAAGCTTCATCTAGTATTTTAACTTTCTTTGCTTTTTTACGTAAATCTTTCCACTCTGGAATCATTTCTGTATTGTTATTCCGTCCTTAGGAAATTCTACTTGTTTTAACGTTACCGGGTCAAGATACTTCCAATTAGAATGAAAAGGAAACAGCTTTCCAAGTAGTTCAATAGTAATTCGATTTCCAGAAACAATATATGGCACAAGTGAAGAGGTCATGTCAGAATCACCCCAAAAAGCAGATGCCCCAATCCAGAGCCAAGGAATCTGTACTTGGTCCAGAAGAATGCCATAAACTAGAGGTTTTGAGTAAGAATATGTTTTCGGATACTCAATTTTACATTTCTTAACATATTCGTCAATTGAAATTGATGTAATTGTGTGCATAATAATTAGACTACCATCCAAAAACATAGGTTGTTCCTTGACAGATATAGAAGGTTCTTTCGAGTAACACAGCGAAAGAATCTTCTTTTTTATGGAGTGACCTAATTTACAGCAGAACATTTATTGTAGAAATTTGATTATCTGTAAACGGCAACAGATGAGACCGGGGCCTCACCTCCTTTGAGTTGTGTTACATATACATCCCGATTCTTTTTGTTATCTGCTGTAAGCGGACTAAACTGTTCAATTGTATATGCTGTTATTGTCTTATCAAGCTGAAGTCCCATTGCAATAGAAGAAGCTAGTGCAGTAATTATGAAGGGTGTTGCGATGACAACCCAAGACACAACTCCAAGGTCAACTCGGCAGAATGAGTCAAGTAGGACAACAGCAATAATGCCGCTTAGAAACTTAATTACTGCTATAGCATATAGACCTAAAGTTACATCGAGACCAATGTGTACTACTATGTACAACATGTATAAAAATGCAGGCGGACAGAGAGATTCAATGAAACGCATCTTAACGTTGTTTACATTTAACAAGTAAAAAATGGCAGACAACATTGAGAAAGTTATGTCCCTTGCTTGTTGTACTAAGGACGAGGCCGCAGAGCTACTTGCCAAATCCGGAAATGATGTGCTTGAAGCCGTATCTCTTCATATGGATGTTCCTATTGGAAAGGACGCTCCTAAGCCACGCGAGCTAAGTATGATTCAGAAGTTTTTTAAAGAGACCCGCGAAGAGATGACGACTCTGACTAACTCAATTTCCAAGGGGTTTATCTCAAATCAAGCCGAACCTTCGGAACGTTCCGAGACGCAAATCCTCCCCGAAGAAACGGTTCAACAAAGTAATTGTCCTGAACAATGTCATCCTTTTTCTCTTGTATCAGAGGTTCAATCT